AAGAGTCGTTTTTGGCTTGTGCTTTTTCAAGTTCCTTAGATAAAATCTCACGTTCTTGATTTAAAAAGTCAACAAGTGAAGTATCACGCTCTGGCTTAGGTTGATTTGCATCATACAGTTTATTAGCGCCACCAGATACTAATTGACCAGCAGCTCCAAGTACACCAGCAAAACGTTTTGATTTAGTGAGATTAAGATCTGCTTCAGTTTTAATCTTGTTAATCTCAGAATCAGCCTCAATATTTGCAATCGTATTGAATGTTTCTTTAGTACGTTCAATAGCATTAAGACGCTCTTTCGCTTTAATCTTTTCAGCATCTAACACTAATTGACCCATATCAGGGGAATTACGTTTCTGCTGAATGAAAGCCTTTAATGCGTCATTAGCGGCTACCTTACCTGCATATGCATAATTTCCGCGTCTACTCAATGAGCTAAATTGAGACATATGATTCGCTCAAATACTACATCTATTGTATAAATAATAAAAAGATAGAATAGATTTATGCAAAGCTGATGTAGGCATGACTTCTTCGACACCTGGACAAGAGCAAGGATACAATCCGGGCATGTTTGATTTCAATCGAATAATGCAAGATTTTTATGACTATCAACCTGATGAGGATGATACAGAAGGGCAGATGATAAAAAATGCGTACCAAGCTAACTTTGTTCAAAGTGCTTTAGATGGAAGTATTGCAAGTGGATTAGCACTGCAAAATGCAGCGATTGCTCAAGAAAACATGTCGCTGCAGGCTGGCCTTGAGCTGGCTAACACAAGCGAGTTAATGGACCGTGAGTTCGGATATAACCAGCTTGCTGCAGAATCCGCATTTGGCTATGAAAACCAATTTGCTAATGCGCAGTATGACAGAGATATTGGAATGCTATCTGCAACAGGTGAACAAAATCGATTGAATATGCAAGAACAGGGGCAGCAAGATCGTCTAGGTGAAATTGTTGCTGGTGAACAGAATAGAATGACAGCAGCTTTAAATAATGCATCACAAGAAGCTATTGCATCAGGTAGATATGCTGCAGATACATATGCAGCGGATGCATCAGCGCAAGCTTCAATGTATGGAGCAGATGCAAGCCGTGATGCTGCAACAGAAGTAGCTAGAACTCAAGCACAATCAGCATTGGATGTATCAAGGGATCAGACTGGATCAGCCGAAAGAATTGCAGGAACACAGCAACAAACAGCATTTGGTGTATCTGATAGAGAAACTCAATCAGCCGAAAGAATTGCAGACACACAAACTCAATCGGCTGAAAGAATTGCAGGAACACAGCAACAAACAGCATTTGGTGTATCTGATAGAGAAACTCAATCGGCTGAAAGAATTGCAGGAACACAACAACAAACAGCATTTGGTGTATCTGATAGAGAAACGCAATCAGCCGAAAGAATTGCAGGAACACAACAACAAACAGCATTTGGTGTATCTGATAGAGAAACTCAATCAGCTGAAAGAATTGCAGGAACACAGAAAGAATCAGCTTTAGGAGTAGCCGGTATCCAAGCAGGCGCAGATAGGTTTGGGGCAAGAAAAGCTGCTGAGGCTTCAATGTATGGAGCAGATAGAAGCAAAGAAGCAACAATGTTCACTGCTGCTGCACAAAGAGAAGCAGAAATGTACGGAGCGGATAGATCTTTAGACTCATCAAAGCGTCAAGCTAGAGCTTCTGAAACAGTAGCAGAAACACAAGCTGGGGCATCAAAACAAGTAGCTAAAACACAGGCTGGAGCAGATGTTGTAGTAGCTGGTACACAAGCTGGTGCATCAAAAGACGTAGCTAAGACACAGGCTGGAGCAAGTGTTCGAAGTTCTGAGCTTGCAAAAGAAGCATCAACGTATGGCGCTGATAAAACACTCGAAGGTACAAAGGATACAAACATCACCAGTACACGAAATATTGGTGAAACAGGCGCACAAACAAGAGAAACGATGGGTCTCGAAAATCGCCTAAAAGCCAAAGATCGCGCAGATATGCATCGTTATGCACGTAGTACAGCGAGGGCTATGTAATGACTACAGCAACAAAAACAGGTAAGGTCTATCTCAACTATGTAGATCAATGGCTTGATACATTGTCTGCTGCTGAAAGTGAGGACTTCCGTGAATTTGCTGAAGCAACACCATCTGCAATTGAGATCTGGGTTTATGCAGGGATTTGTGGTTACCCAGGTTCATTTGTTGATCTATCTCGTTGGATCAAAATGAAATTCCGTAAGTTAAATCGACGTGAGATTTTAAATAGTGAGATTGCAGCATTACATTCGGATATCCAAGACCTGAGAATGGCAATTACATCTGGTGAGATTAAAGGCGACAATGGGTGCGCAAGACTAGCAGCACTGGAAAAAGAACTTAGATCACATATTGAAACAAGTGATCGTATGAATAAAACAACAGATAAACGAGGTTTAATCCTTGCAGGTGCTGATCGAGTAATGCGTGAAATTACAGCAATCTTCAAAGATGATCCACAGTTTGCTGAGCCCATTGAAAATGCTATAAATGCTGTGTGGGCAAAAATCTATAGTGAGATAAGCAATGCTTGACGACATTGAAAAACTATTAGAACTACCCGAAATTCGGGAAGTATCAACACAGTCACTCCGTGCAGAAGGACGAGTACCTAGGCTTCCACAAATGCCAGGTGTGAGCGTTGATAAATTTTTCATGTCAAATGCACGTGAGATTGAAGCAGCAGAGTATTCATATGCAGTAGGCATAGCTTATGAAGAGAAACGTCGGCGCGATTTAATTATGCGTGCTAAAGCAAGAGCTGCAGCACGTTTAGCTCAAGCCATCGCAGAATATCGCATTCGCTAGTTAGACTGATAATAAAATCAGTTAATATGGCTATTGCAAGTGCATCATTAGCATACAGAAGATCTGCTTTAATGACAGCGACGAAGGTGACGAGTAAACCACCATCGCCGGAAGTACTTGCAGCAAGAGATAACTTTATAGCGTTCTGTAGTGCTATGGGTAAGCCTCCAGCAAAGCATATGTTGGTGTGGCACAATGAATTGTGTACAGGAGAAGATAGTGAATGTCTACTAGGGATTGCAGGTCAAAATACATCGATCCTCGCACCACGAGGCTCTGCGAAAAGTACTGTCCTTGGTTTGTTTGCTGCTTGGATGATTGGACGACATGCAGCTGCCAAGAAAATGCTAAGGATACTTTATATCGCATATATGGTAGACATTAGTCGAGCAAAGTCGGCCACAATCAAAGGAATACTTACAAGTCCTAAATATCGTGAAATCTTTCCTATGGTGAGATTATCAAAGATAAAACGATCAGATGAATACTGGAGTATCGACTATGAATTTGCAGGAATTGATACGGCAGGTGAAGAAGCTTTCACCATTGCATGTGGAGGTCTCAAGGGAGCAATTACATCCAAGCGGTCCCAATTGGTGCTTATCGATGACCCTATTAAATCCGCTGCATCCATCAATAATCCGGATATACGACGTGAGATGGAACAAACGTGGTCTAATGTCATTGCACCTACTATGTTCCAAGGCGCACGGGCAATCTGCTTGGGAACCCGATTTCACTTTGACGACGTACACGCCACTCTTTTTGTTCCAAAAAATAATTGGAAACAAATCATTCAAAAGGCAGTCATAACTGACGCAGACGGGAGACAAAGATCATATTGGCCAGAATTTTGGTCAATGAAATATTTAAACGAACGTAAGCTAGAAGACCGAGTTGCATTTGCATATCAGTATTTAAATACAGCAGTACAAAGTAGAGAAGTAGGAATATCTCCAGAGCTAATCATAAAAGCTGAAGTACCTGAAGAATACGATTGTTTAGGAGTGGGAATTGACCTAAGCGCCGGTCTATCAGAAAAAAATGACTGGACAGTCTTTACTTTAGGTGGCATCAAAGATGGAAAGATTTATCTGATTGATCAACGTCGAGAAAGAACGATGGGCAATATTAAAAAGATGGATACCCTTTGTGAAATGTTATGTGACTGGAATATTCTGCTTGAAAATGACGAAGGTCAGTTCTTTCCAACCATGTCACCGTGTGTAATCTGGCCTGAAGCAGTTGCTTATCAAACATCCTTTGAAGGTGACTTCAAAAGGATTATGCACGAAGAACGTGCTTTGTATAATTTAAGCGTTAGTCCAGTCAAAGGATTTAAGGGAGATAAACTAGCGAGACTTAGAGGCGTACTAGGTTTATATGAGCATAAACGTGTGGTATGGAATAAGTGGAGAAAATGGAATGTGCTTGAAGATGAACTATTAAATTTTGGACATTCATCACATGATGATGCTGTTGATTCAATGGTATTAACTATGGGAGGATTATTGAGACGTGGTAATTTACAACTTGATTACAATAGAGATAGTTTTGATCTATAAGTAGCAATGCCTTATAAGTTTAGGGATTTAAAGTGGTCAGAAATGACCGATAAGCAACAAGAAAAAGCGGGAAGTAAGTCCGAGCATAAAGCAGCTAAGGCTGAGTACGAGGCAAATCAAGCAGCTAAATCTTCATCTCCCACTCCAACACCAGCTCCTACACCAGCTCCTACACCAGCTCCTTCATCAGCAACAGCACCGGCGCCAACACCAGAGCCAACACCTACTGCATCTCCTGAGCCTTCCTCTAGCACTTCAATGATGGCATCCTCACGGGATGAACCCGTAACAGGACCGACGTTTGAGCCAGCATCTTCTAATGAAGAACCTAATCGATCGGCTGCCGTTGAAAAATCACAAGCATACAATAATTCTGGTGAGTATAAATTCGGTGACTTAAAATGGTCAGAGATGACGGATAAACAGCGAGATAAAGCAGGGAGCAAAGCAGATCACAAGGCTGCTAAAAACACAGACAATTATATTGG